GCTTCTTGGTATTTCATTATTCCACCTCCACCGTATCGCAAGGAACTAATCTTGATTTTCCTGTTACTTGCATTATCTACCTCTCCAAGAAGTACAGTTCGTTAGGTCAATTTTTATTTTGTTTTTTCCATGTTCCTCTGTAATTATTAAAGTTAAGTTGCTACTGTAATAACCATCTTGAACGTTATAGCAAGGAACAAAATAACCAAAAATTCTAAAACCCTTTCCTTCTACTAATTCGATATTATTTGCAACTTCTTTTGCTGTTAGATTTTTGCCCTTTAATTCATCAAAAAACGTTGTATCTTCTAGTGCTGAAAAATCTGCATATACATGCTCGCAACAATCTTGCTCATGGTGATCTTCTATTATAATGTTATTTATTTTCATTAGCCCACTTGTAACAAAGCCATTGACACAAGAAACGATTTTTGTTTTTTCTATTTCATAATTTACGCCTCTTTCGCCAACTTCACCTGTGCTTAATTCTTGCGCCTCGTATTCTTCTACCAACCATACTTCAAATGTTAACCCATAATTCACTTGGTCATAATCATCAATGTCACTTGTTTTTACATTCAAATATTTTGCTAAAATGCTTTTAATAAACGAATTATCGTATCTTGTTGCTTTCCATTTCTGTAATTCTTCATAAGTAATTTTAACTCTTTTCATTCTTCTACCTCATCATCTTGTGGCAGTTGAAAAACACCAGAAAGTTGAAAATCACAAATGAGAGAGTGTATCATATCTAGCACTTTTAATGCTTTTTCTTTGGTCGAATATACAGCATATTTTTGGCCGTCTACATAAATACAACTTTCGTCGTTTGGTCTTTCAAATATTTCAATATAGTTTGTGTTTAATAACCTATATTTATTTTGACTTCTAATCCACATATTATTTCACCTTCTGTTCCTTGTCTGCTTTGTCCTTTTCTAGTTCTTTTTTAAGAGCCAAATAAAAACAATCTTTCGGTTCCCATTCACAAGTTCCATCATTGTAAAAACAATCGGAACATTCAATTCTAAAAGGTTTTCTAGTTACTTTAACTTTCTTTTTTCTTGCCATCGTGATCATCTCCTTCATTTTTTTCTTCTTTTTTTAACGTAAGCGATAATTTATTCGCCTATATTCCTCATAAATAGGTTTCCAAATTGTTTCACATTGCTTAGCCTCATTTGGTAAATATAATTCCATCACCGATAATTGTTCTTGTAAATCAAGACTATAAGGACAACCTTTGCAACCAGTTCTCTTAAAGTTGTAAGGTTCATAATACAATTTACATAATTTGATATTCTTTTCTTTAATATACCATTCTTCCCATTGTTCGCTTACAACAGCCAATGGATGAAACTTTTTGATATTTCCGACTTTATCAGTAACAATACATCTCATATTCGCTCTTAGTCCACCTTCTTCTTTTCGCATACCCGTAAGAGCTATCGTTTTGCCTGATTCAGACTCATATTGTTGAAATGGTTTTTTTTTAAATTCATAACAACACTTATCACTTAATTTAATAGTAAAATCTTCTTCAAATTGATATAACAATTTTTTTGGACAACCATACCTTGATTTTCCTGACATAGTTTTATAATCTAGAATACTTTTAGCTCTTGACCCTTTTTGATATTCACCAACTTTTAAAGAATGTTCTTTGCTTTTAAAAGGGTAACCAAGTTCATCAAGTGTTTTTTTAATGTTTTTACCTACATTCAAAATAACAAATCGATTGTCATTAATAGCTAGTCCTTTAACAAAATCAACAATCATCTTATATTCAATACCAGTGTTTATAAAAATTCTAGGAATTGAATTATTAGGTATCGCCTCATCTATCAAATAGTGCAATATTGTACTATCTTTGCCCCCACTAAATGATAGATAAAATTTTTCTTCGCCTTCTTGTTTGATTATGCTTTGTATTTTCGCTATTCTATCCTCTAATATAAATTCATTTTCTTTCATTTATTTTTCCTCTTTATCACCTTTTACCATAGTTTTTTCATCACTTTTCTTTTTTAATTCCTTCATTTTTTCTCCTCTATAAAATCAAATATATCAATTTGACCATCGTCTTTTTTCTTTCTGTCTTGTTGTGTAAGTCCATTTAATCTGTCTTGTGCTATTTGAAAATAACTTTTATCAATTTCAAAGCCTATAAATTGCCTTTTTATTTCCCGACAAGCAACTGCTGTCGTGCCACTTCCCAAGAAAGGGTCTAATACAATGTCGTTTTCTTGTGTTGTATGTTCTAAATGTCTTTTCACTAATTCAAGTGGTTTAATTGTTGGATGGTCGTATAAGTCTTTATCTTTTTTATTCTTTGGTGCATAATAAAATTTACTTTTAAATTCATACCCATTGTTATATCTAACACCTTTTTCACGAAAATATAGACAATATTCAACATCAGGTAACCACACATTGTTTGTCATAGGTGTAGGATTTGTTTTACACCAAACAAGTATTTCAAAAGTCCATCCACATTTT